CGACAAGAAGATCGGCGCCTTCAACGAGGATCAGGAGCGCGACGAGCGCGGCCGGTGGACCGATGGCGGCGGCGGCGATGATACCGGAGGCGACGGCGGGAATACGGGAGGCGGTGGCGGCAAAGGTGGCGGCTCGAAGGGCGGCGGCGAAGGTGGCTCGTCAGAGCCGTCAGGCGGCACGGGATACGAGTTCGTCTCGCCGAACGTATCCTCGGGCATGACCTTCACGGACGCTGTGGGGGCGCTTTCCAGCCCGCAGCAACGCGCCCTACGCGACGCGCAGCTTTACATCAATGCGGCCCTCGGTCTGCATGGTCGCGAGACCGACATCGTCGGCGCGTGGACCGATGGCGCCGAGAACTCCGTGATGAGCACCATCGAGCACGCCTCGTGGGACAAGCTCGCTCTGTCCGCGTCGATGATCGGGGCGCTCGCGGATCAGAAAGCCGTCGCGCTGTTCCATGCCGGCAACGGCCAGGACGCGATCCTTTACAGCTTCGAGGCCAAGGGCGACCTTGAGACCATTCACAAGGACATGCTCGCGGCCGGGCTCGATAATCATTCGCTCAAGCCGACCAGTGGCGGAGCCGTGGTCTACGTGGTAGACTACGACCTGTCCAAAGCGGACGCAGCCGAGCGAGGAGCAGAAAAATATGGCGCAAAACTCACAGCCGACTTCGGTAAATCCGACCTTGTCGGAAACGCCAGCGGAGACGGAGCCGACGACCGAGAGCAGCGGGACATTGCGCGAAAGATTTATGAAGCGAATATCCGGCAATCCCCGGTGGTCGGTGCGGGAGAACTCTGGAACCGGGTACGTGATCGGTGGGGGCAAGGTCTAACCTCCTCCACCTCGACCGAGAAGAAAGCAGAGGGCGCCCATCGAGGCGCCCTTTCCTTTCGGGGCGAGTTCGATCCCGACCAGCCGCGCGACGAAGATGGAAAGTGGACGGGCGACGGTGGATCATCCGGCAAGGGTGGCGAGCCCGATAGCAGCGGAGGCGTAACGCCTGCCGCGCCGCCGGCCGAGCCGATCCTCAATCCCGAAGTGGTCGAGGTCGGTGGCGACGAGTGGAACAAGTCCACCGCGCGCCGGCTCGAACGCGAGTATGAGATCGCCAAGCCCGCGCTCGACAAGCTCGCGGGCGAGATCGTCAACAAGGATGTGAGCGTACCGGCTCCGTCCGATGACGTGGACGAAGATGCGCCGGTCTCGCTTTCCGACATCAGCGATTGGGACAGCGTCCCGTCCGATATTCAGGAGCAGGCTGCGCAGGCGTGGCACGACAAGAACCTCGACGACTTTTTTAAGTCGGAGATCAGCAATTGGCAGGAGAACGGCGACGCCTACGGTGATGCAGCCGATACAGCCGCCTACAACTTCAACAAGGGCGACGCCGAGTGGGCAACGGATGCGTTGACCGAGTATCTCGGCGAGCGCCGCGAGGAGGGTCTGCCGCAAATCCCGTTCACCGTCGAAGGTCTCATCGCTGGCATCGAGCTAAAGTTCGATACCGGGTGGGGCACCTCCTCGCTGACCGACAAGAACTCGACGGTCGAGTTTCACGACGACAAGCTCATCCCCGAGGGATGGGTCGACGAGCCGAGCCTTCCGGGCATCGAGCCGGAAAAGCCGAGCGACCGTCTCACCGACGATATGCGCGAGGACATCGAGAAGGTCATCCGCGAGGCATGGCATAAGGAAGCCGAGAAAACGGCGTCCGACATGGAGCCTCCCGAATATCTCAAGGAGAGCGCCGAGGAAAGTGTCGGGTCGTATTGGGACGAGCAGTCGGACAAGGACAAGCTGAAATGGACGAAGGATAACACGTCGCTCCTCGATGAGGAGGGTGCCACGTCCTCGGGCTCGACCAGCACCTCGGGCGTCGTCACCCTCGACCAACTTCCCTAGAAGTTCGATCCGCTCGAAGAAGGCGGCAGTGATGCCGACTACAAGCGCACGCAGGCGTTCGCCCGTGCGGCGTCCATCGAGCGCGCCGCCGACCTGATCCAGAAGCGCGGCGGCGAGAAGGATTACAGTCGAGAGTTCTTGGTGTCCGAACTCAAGCGCCACGACGGAGACCTGTGGCAACAGTGGAAGGGAAGCTCGACCTCGCCGAACGGAAAGCTGTTGCAGGTCGCGACGGCGGAGGAGCTTGGCGGCCGGTTGAACAAAAAAACCAAGGACACCATCGACGAAACCGAGATCAAGACGTGGGCCAACACAAAGTTCGCCACCATCGGCGGATACGAGGGGGTGAAGGCTTACATCCGAGCAAAGTGGGAGACCACGCAGTACATGCTCGACAAGGCCGGCACGCACACCCTGAAAGTGTACCGATCTGTCGACGTTCCGCGCGAGAAATCAGCCGAGAAGATCGAGAAGGTCGGGGACCGATACGAAAAACTACCCGACGTTTCCATCGTCCGCAACGGTGCCGCCTCCACGACACTCAAGTCGGAAGTCGCGAATGAGTGGGACGGAGACGAGCATCGCATCGTGCTCCGTGCCGAAGTGCCTCGCACGGCGGTTATCTCTGTTCCCGCCTACGGCATCAACGTGCACAGCGAGAAGGAAGTCGTTGTCGCTGGCACAGCTTGGCACGCCTGGGATGCTTGGCGTGGCAAAGCTCCGATGTTCCACGACTATCCGGTGGCGAGGGCAGCATGAAGATCGACATCCTGCAAATGGAGCTTGACCAAAAGCTCCCGCATTGGCTCTCGCCCGCAGGCAAAGGAAAGGGCTCGCTCGCGGACATCCGCAAGCGCAACCGCGACAAGTATCTCAAGGAGCGCCAAGCGGCGCGCGAGGCGGCAGCGCCGCCGCAGCAACAGGACTAACACCATGCGAAAATGGTTCGAGATGAAGTCGACCGGCGACAAGTCGGCCGAAATCCTCCTTTATGGCCCCATCGGCAAAGACTTTTGGACCGGCGAGGGTATGACGGCAAAGGACTTCGACGACGCGCTCAAGGCGCTCGGCGAGGTCGACAGCATCACGCTGCGCATCAACTCGCCCGGCGGCGATGTGTTCGACGGGCTCGCCATCCACAACATGATTAAGACGCATCCGGCGAAGGTCGCGGTGCAGGTCGACGGCATTGCCGCATCGGCCGCGTCGTTCGTCGCGATGGCCGGCGACAGCATCACGATCCCCGACAATGCGTTCATGCTCATCCACTCGCCGCGCGGCGGCGTGATGGGCACGTCCGAGGAGATGCTCGCGATGGCGGCCGATCTCGACCGCATGAACGCCGTATTCGCCGACACCTATGCCGCCCGAACCGGCGGCAAGATGGACGCGGAGAAGTGCAAGGCGCTCATGAAGGAGGACCGCCTGATGACGGCGTCCGAGGCACGCGACTTCGGCTTCGCCGATGCCATCGAGGCCCCGGTTATCATGTCGGCGTCGTTCGATCTCGGCTTGCTGCCTCCGAAGGCGCGGTACGACTTCAAGGCCGCGATCCTGATGCAGGCCGAGGAGAAGAAAGACGAGCCCGCCAAGGAGGGCGAAGTTCCGCCCGAAGTGGCAATCGTCAACTCCGCGAAGGCGGAGACCAAGGCCGAGTTCATCGCCTATGCCACCGAAGTCCGCGACATCTGCGCAGTCGCGGGTGCGGATGCTACCGAGTTCATCATCGCGCAGACCCCCATCGATCAGGTTCGTGCTGCCCTCGTGGACGCGCGCGCCGCCGCCGACGAGGAAATCGTCGGACAGCACCAATCTGCGGCCACGCGGCCCGCAGCCGCGTCGTGGAAAAAGACCATCGACGCCATCAATGAGCGTAACGACCGTATTCGTCGGTCCTGACCGCTCGCAACCTCCAAGCACACGGAGAATGAAATGACTGTTTTCACCGAGGGCCGCCACCCGGCCGAGTTCATCATGAGCGAGGCCAGCGGTAAGCGGTCGCGCGAAGCCGTTACGGTCGGCGCCTCTCAGACCATCGTCCCCGGGCAGGTGCTCGGCGTGCTCAAGTCCGGCAGCGCAGCCGTCACCGTCAGTGCACCGACCATCGTCGGAACTGGCGACGGCGTCCTCACCAAGGCGAACCCGGCGAACTCGGCGTCCGTCAAGGCCGGCACCTATACGGTGCTATTCGTCACGCCCGAGGACACCGGCGTCAGCCAATTCGAGGTTCTGCGTCCCGATGGTTCGGTCGATGGGGCCGGCGCAATCGGCGTCGCCTATGACGGCGAGGTGAAGTTCACCGTCGCCGATGGCTCGGCCGACTTTATCGCCGGCAGCAAGATCACGCTGGCCGTCTCCATCGCCGATCAGGCGGGGGCCGGAGAATACGTCGCCTACGATCAGGACGCCGTGACCGGCGCCGAAGTCGCCGTCGCCGTCGCGATCTACGGCTGCACGACCGGCGTGAGCGAGACGGCGAGCATTGCCGCCATCGTCCGCGACGCGGAAGTGAACGGCAACATCCTGACGTGGCATACCGACGCCACCGATGGCGAGAAGGCCGCCGGCTGCGTCAACCTTGCCAAGACCGGCATCATCGTCCGCTGATCTAGCGGCGCACCTCAACTCTCCACATCGCGGACCTGACCGACCCTGGTGAGCCTCGTGCTCACCGGGGCGAGGCCGCTGTTGTCTCACGCAAAAGGAAAAGGTCCCATGTTGGACATCTTCAACAACGACGCCTTCAAAGTCGTTCCGCTGACCGACGCCATCAACAAGCTGATCTTCGTGCCGGGCTATCTCGGCTCGCGCGGGCTGTTCACGCCGACGCCCATCGCGCAGACCGCAGCCTCCATCGAGGAGAAGGGCGGCATCCTCAAGCTGATCGCGCCCACTCCGCGCGGCGCACCCGGCACCACGATTGATAAGGGCAAGCGCAAGCTGCGTATGCTCGCGGTCCCGCACTTCGAGATCAATGACGCCGTGATGGCGGAGGAAGTGCAGGGCGTGCGCCCGTTCGGCCAGGAGACCGGCCTCGAAACCGTGCAGAACATCGTCGGGCAACGTCTGCAAGTCCACGGGCAGTCCTTGCAGGCAACCAAGGAATACGCGCTGATCGGTGCCATCAAGGGCATCATCACCTACGCCGATGGCTCGACCACGAACCTGTTCACCGAGTTCGAGGTGCAGGCGGAAGGCGAGATCGACTTCTCGTTCGACACCAACAAGGGCGGACTGCTCCGCAAGTTCTGCGCTGGCGTCTATCGTCAGATGGCAGGCATCCTCGACGGCGTCCCGTTCTCGGGCATCGAGGCTCTGTGCGGAGATGCGTTCTTCGACGACCTGATCGCCAACGAGGAGGCCCGCGCGACCTACCTCAACACGCAAGCCGCTGCCGATCTTCGCTCGAACTACATCAGCGGCGGGCAGGTCTATGGGTCGTTCAACTTCGGCGGCATCCAGTTCACGAACTATCGTGGCTCGGTCGGCAATACGGCGTTCATCGAGACCGACAAGTGTCACCTGTTCCCGACCGGCGTCCCGGGCCTGTTCCGGTCCTACGTGTCGCCGGCCGACTACATGGAGACCGTGAACACGCTCGGCATGGAATACTACGCCAAGCAGTATCCGATGCCGAACGACAAGGGCGTGAACCTCGACGTGCAGACGAACCAGCTTCACATCTGCACGCGGCCGAAGTCCCTCATCAAGGGCAAGCGCACCTGATCGGTGCACTGAGAAAGGCCGCGCGCCATGATCGACTTCTCCGCACTCGTGCTCAATCCCGCGCAAGCGGCGTTCGGGTGCGCGGTCTGGATTACGCCTACGGTGTCGCAACCGCTTGCGGCACCGTATCAGGCGCGCGGCATTTACTCATCCACGCCGACTGACGTGGTGATGCAGGATGGCACCGTGCTCTGCGATCAGCGGACCACACTCGACATCCGGCTCGCCGAGTTTCCTATTCCCGTCACGTTCAATGATCGTGTGACGCCCGACGAAGGTGAGGCCAAAGGCATCACGTTCTTTGTCGGCGCCATCGACGAGGACGGGCAGGGCGGCGCGAAGCTCACGCTCCGCCGCACAGCCCCGGAGGAGTGAGCCGTGGCTGACACTCATGCGACGGTGATCCATAAGGCCGCACTCTCACGGCTTTCGACGCTCACCGGCTTCACGACGTTCCGCAAGTCGCCGATGCTCCACGTCGATCCGAAGGCGCTCCCGTGCCTGTCGGTCTACCTGATGCGCGAGCGGATGGTGGCCGAGGGCGACGCGAACGCGGGTGAGCCTCGCTTCGTGCACACGGTTACGCTCGGTATCTCGGGGGCCTGCGTAGCATCTGGCGCCAACGATCAACTCGACGCGCTCGATACGGCAATGTCGTCCGTGCTTACCAAGCTCCTGACCGATCCGAAATTCATCGCGTTGGTCGAGGGCGTCGAGAGCATCGACCGCCGCAACGTGTTTGAGAAGGCCGCCGAGACGCCGCTCGCCGAGGTGCAGATCGAGATGGTCGTCTCGTTCCGTACCGATTGGCCGCCTGTCGTCGAGGACGACTTCAAGATCATGCACGTCGAGACGACGTACCCGAACGCTGGCACGGCTCTACAGAAGTCGCGCACGCAGCAAGTCACGGTCGCATACGACCTGACGCAGAACGACGGGCTCCCGCTTCCCGAGCCCGATCCTGAGCCCGATCCGGCTCCCTGACAAGGACCAACAATGACCGCGATCAAGGTGTGGCCGGCGTCTGACGCCGTGCGCAAATACGTCCGCCATCCCTCGGGTGGTGCGTTGAAGGATGATCCTGCGGGCACGTCGTGGCCTGCCGATCAGTTCACGTTCCGGCGCATCGCTGACGGCGATGTCCTCACCGAGGCGCCGCAATCCTCCGAGCCGCCTGCCGCGTCCAAGGTCGCGGCTTCCAAGAAACCGCCGCAGCCCGCTCCGGGCGAGGCGTAATCACTCACGCCTCCAAAGGAGACGCACATGCCCGTGTCGTTCAATAATTTTCCTCAAGACTGGCGCTTGCCGCTGTATTGGGTCGAGGTTGACCCGAGCAAGGCCGGCTTCCCCACGCTTCATCAGCCGGCGCTCCTCGTCGGTCAGATGCTCGCCACCGGAACCGCGACGGCTGATATTCCGGTTGCGGTCAGCACCGTCGCGCAGGCGAAGGACGCCTTCGGCGCCGGTTCGCAACTCGCGCGCATGTTCGCGGCGTTCTTCGCGAACAACTTCGCTCACGAGGTCTATGGCCTGCCCGTCGTCGAGCCCACCGCTGGCGTCGTTGCGACAGGCTCGATCACCGTCTCTCACGCTCCGTCCGATGCGGGCACGCTGACGCTCTACATTGCCGGACAGAGGGTCGAGGTTGCGGTTGGAGCTACCGACCTCGTCTCCGCTGTTGCGACTGCTATCGCAGCCGCCATCACTGCGAACTCCGATCTGCCGGTGACCGCGTCCGCTAATGCCGCCATCGTGACCTTGACCTGCAAGTGGAAAGGGTCGACCGGCAACGACATCGATGTCCGCGCCAACTATCTCGGCTCGGCCGGCGGCGAAGCTTTCCCGCCCGCGCTCACGCTCACCATCGCCAACAGTGGCAAGCTCACGAGCGGCAGCGGGGCTCCCTTGTTCACGACCGCCATCGCCAATCTCGGCGACGAGCCGTTCGAGTATGTCTCGATGCCGTTCACCG